AACTGTATCTGTGACGGGGCCTGAATCAGCACTTAAAATAAATGCGCTAGTAGCGCTTGTAGCCATTGAGTAGCTATATACGCTAATAACAAAGTTTGCTGCGCTAGCAGAAACGTTACGATAGAAATCGAATTCCCACAAACCAGCTGGAATTTCAACTAAGCCTGGTTCACCGATTGGTGTTAAGTACCAACCGTAAGCGCTTGGGCTACCTGGACCTGCTGTGGTAGAGTTAAGAGCTAATGCGTCATCGTTTACATCTGTACCACCACCACCTGGTACTAACGACATTACTTCAAATACTGTTGGGTTTTGATCGCTTGTTACTTCTTGTAAGTAGTACGTTCTACCGTAAATGGATGCACCAGTACCACCAGACCAACCTGAAGTACCACTAAAACCGCTATAGCCTGTGTAACCTGTAAAACCCGAGTAACCTGAAATACCAGTAAAGCCGCTAAAGCCAGATATACCACTATAACCGCTTATACCAGTGTAGCCTGAGAAGCCAGAAATACCTGTATAACCACTAAAGCCTGATATACCACTGAAGCCCGAAATACCTGTATAACCACTGATACCAGTGTAGCCAGACCAGCCGCTGATACCAGAATAACCTGAAATACCAGTATAACCAGAGTAACCTGTAAAACCAGAAACACCTGTATAACCACTAAAGCCTGTAAAGCCGCTATAACCAGAAATACCAGAGTAACCAGATATACCTGTATAACCACTGATACCGCTATAGCCTGAAATACCGCTGTAACCAGAAATACCTGTATAACCCGAAATACCAGAGAAGCCTGAAATACCAGTATAACCTGAATAACCTGTAAAACCAGATACACCAGTGTAACCGCTAATACCGCTGTAACCTGAAGTACCGGTAAAGCCTGAATAACCTGACGTACCAGTGAAGCCGCTATAACCAGAAATGCCTGAATAGCCTGACCAACCACTAATACCAGACCAGCCGCTTATGCCAGAAAAACCTGAAATACCACTAAAGCCTGAAATACCTGTATAACCCGAAATACCACTATAACCACTTATACCTGAAAAACCACTATAGCCTGAAATACCAGAAAAGCCTGAGTACCCAGAGATACCGCTCCAGCCTGAATAACCGCTTGCACCAGCTGCACCGGAGTATCCTATGCCGCTATAACCGGAGAAACCAGATTGACCTCTAATTGCTGTGTAGACGAAGGAATTTGCCATAGTAGTATGTTATTGTTTATTACTTATATGTTTTACTGTTGTTTTAAGACAGAGATTAAACTAAATTCCATGATCCGTTATAATATATGACCGTTATTGTTTCAAACGGGGTGTTTATAACGTCATAGTTATTGCCATCAATCTTATCTGTAGGCGTTGCGGATATTGTAATAAGATTTGTGTTTGTATTAGCTAATCCTGACATATCCTTAATGGTATATGTTTTACCAGGGGTGCCTGTAGGTAATGTAATCGTGGCTTGACCTGGATAGTTTACACCAATATAATAATCTGAGTTTAAAGCTGTATAAGTTTGTGTATTAACTTCTGTTGCAACGACGGAAGGTGCAAGTACAGAATCATCAGTATTTAATATACCACGTTCATTAACAACAACAGCAACGTTGCTTGTAATAGCGCGCATTATTGGTTTTGACACCGTTCCAAATGCGCTTGGAGTTAAAGAAGTTGTAGCACCAGCCAAATAAGGAGAAAGGAATAAACAATCCCCTGGAGTCATTGGCGATACTGTATTATCAAAAGTTATTAAACCGTTATATACAATATAGAAGCTATAACCATTAGATGATTGAATAACACCGGTAGCTTCAGCATCTTCAGCACTATCTGCTTGAGCAAGGTACCAGTTGCCAGTACTATAATCTATTCTTACTACTTGTCCAGCACTAAAGCTGTTACTGTATGTTATATTTTGACTGGAAATATTTGTAGTTGAACCGGAATAACCACTAAAGCCGCTAAAACCACTATAACCAGATATACCAGAGTAGCCTTGGGCGCCAGTTGCGCCAGAATAACCACTATAACCAGATATACCGGAATAACCTACTGTACCGGAATAACCGCTAAAGCCTGAAGTACCAGAATAACCTACAGTACCGCTATAGCCACTAAACCCGCTTATACCGCTGTAGCCGGAAATACCTGTAAAGCCAGAATAGCCAGAAATACCGCTGTAGCCAGATATACCAGAATAGCCAGATACACCGCTGTAACCGCTTGTACCGCTAAAGCCTGAATAACCTGATGTACCGCTAAAACCGGTAACACCAGAATAACCTGTAAAACCTGAAATACCTGAGAAACCAGATATACCACTGTAACCGGAAATACCAGAGTAACCACTAATACCTGTAAAACCGCTGTAGCCAGAAATACCACTATAACCACTGATACCAGTAAAGCCTGATGTACCAGAGTAGCCAGAAGTACCTACACCAGAATAGCCTGAATAACCAGAGAAACCAGATGCACCAACCGCGCCTTCATATATACCAGTTACGATATTACTATAATGTTGAGTACCTAAATAGTAGAAACCGATTTTAGCATTATCATTTGCAACAGTATTAGCCGAAACACGATAAACTAATCTGTCAAGTACTCCGCTAACTAAGCTATACGAAGTAGATATATTGTATTGAGTAGATTGTAGTAAAGGAGTGTTAAACGGTGTAGCTGTTAAATAAGCACCGGTAGCAGAAAATAAGAGTACTTCTGTACCCCAAGGTGTTCTATCATATACACTATGTACTAAATAGATAGCTGAAGTTGCTGCTGCATTTGCACCTGTTAAAGCGTACCACGTATTAAACGTCCAGGTACCTGGGTTAATAGCGGTCTCGCCTGGATCGCCAATGTTAGTAACCATTTGACCTAACCCAGCATTTACTTCATTAGCACTTAGCGTATATGTGAAGAAAGTTTCAGCACCGGTTTGCGGAGTTTGAAACATTACACCATAATACACGCTAAAGTTTGAAGCAGAAGAAGAAGGATAATAAACTATACCGACAGCAGGTGAACCGGAAGTACCAGACCAGCCAGAAATACCAGATGAACCACTAAAACCAGAATAACCTGTAAAGCCGCTGTAGCCTGAATAACCGGTAAAACCTGAGTAACCTGAAACACCGCTACCACTAAAACCGGAATAACCTGTAAAGCCAGAGTAACCGCTAATACCAGTAAAACCGCTATAGCCAGATATACCCGAGTAACCTGTAAAGCCGCTGTACCCGCTTATACCTGTATAACCGGAGTAGCCTGATATACCGCTAAACCCGCTATAGCCTGAATAGCCTGTAAAGCCAGAATAACCTGAAGTACCTGTAAAGCCAGAGTAACCAGAAAAACCGCTTGTACCAGTAAAGCCGGAGTAGCCAGATACACCAGTATAACCGCTAGTACCGCTATAACCAGATACGCCAGTGAAACCAGAGTAACCTGTAAAGCCGGAATAACCTGATATACCGGTATAACCGCTGTGACCGGAGAAACCAGATATGCCACTAAAGCCGCTATAACCACTAATACCAGTAAAGCCTGAATAACCAGATGTACCAGAGTAACCTACAGTACCACTATAACCAGAAAAGCCTGAAGTACCGGAGTAACCCATGTAACCAGACCAACCGCTAATACCTGAATAACCGCTTATACCGGAATAGCCCGAGTAGCCGCTAAAGCCTATATAGCCGCTATAACCAGAGAAGCCTGAAGTACCAGAACCACTATAACCGCTAAAGCCTGAAAAACCGCTTATACCGGAATAACCTGAAGCACCGTCTGTACCGTCAGAACCTAAAGCAATATTAGTTACGATTCTACTATAATGTTCTGTACCTAAGTACCAATATGTAATATCGATACCACCACCTGCAGATGGTTCAGAGGTATCAGTTGTTTGCCCATATACTGTAACCGCTAAACGATCAGTCAAGTTTAGTACAATAGGGGTACTAATATAATATGGGGTTCTTAAAAATGTTGGTGAAGGAGTTCTTGTTAACGGATCGCTGGTAACCGAGAACAACATGTTTTGGTTACCGCTAAGATCTACTGACCACACCACATAAGTTAAATACGTGTTAACACCTTCATCCAATGCATGAGGACCAGACATTGAGTAATAACTATCAAAGTACCAGTTACCGGCATTGATTAACGACTTATTAGGAGAACCTGTAAGTGTTATTGTGTTTAATATTGGTACTGGGTTTAACCGAGCATTAAAGTAACCAGAATCATCTGCTGTTTCTGGAGCATCTTGTGGTCCAGGTAATAGATAGACATCACTAGGAAAATCAGCACCAACGTTACTTGGGTACAATACTAAACCAATAACTGATTCACCGGAGTAACCAGAGGTACCAATACCGGAGTAACCGGAAACGCCGGAACCGCTAAAGCCTGAGCAACCAGAAGTACCGCTAAAGCCACTAAAACCACTAAAACCAGAATAACTTGAATAACCTGAAATACCGCTATAACCAGATTGACCAGAATAACCAGAAGTACCTACACCAGAATAACCCGATATACCGGTAGGTCCTTGAGGTCCAACAGCACCTTGCGGTCCTTGAGGTCCAACAGATGAAACTGATGATACAGCAATAGATAATGTAGTATATGTACCGTCACCGTTGTTCTGTTCTAAGAAAAGTAAATCACCACCATTAGCAGATGTTACTGTTGGTAGTTCGTGTGGAAATACTATAGTAGGATATTGCGCTACTGAACCAGTGCCAGAATATGCCGTAACCACCGGTACAGAGGAGAGCGAAGATAGCTCAGTAGTATATATAATAGTAGGGTATGACGGGACCGGCATATACTATTACTTAATTGTTCGGGCTCTCAAAGCCGAGGTATGTATCAGGAAGATTATCGACACCAAGAGCGCTTGGGGCTGGGCTATTAACACCTCCACCGCCTAACAGATCAACCAATACAGCATTGCTTTCATAAGATCCATAAACTCCAGTATCTGGATTTCCAACAGTTGGGTTTGTACCGTTGTATGTTTTATATCCGGAAAGCGGTGCATTTGTATTTGCACCATAGTTGTATACGTTGTTTCTTGTATAGTTATCGATATTCTGACCGTATTGTTTAGTTTCAATAACTCTCACGTCAGCACCTGGGGTTCCAGCGTTGAGAGGTACAAGACCATCGACTTTATTATCATAAACTTGGTCACTGAGGTTTTCACGAGGAGCATAAGGTTCGAAGTCGTAATCATAACGCTTACCTCTTATTGTCCATATATAGTGGCCCATCATTTGATTGGTTGTTTCAGAACCACTTTGATCGACACGCTCAGTTATTTCAAATATTTGTCCTGATCTTCCATTAGGACGAGTTGAACCAAACTCTATTAACTCTATAAGATCCCCTGCTTTAGGTTCCCATGTATATTGTGTTGTTACACCGCTTAAGGATGGATTAGAAGATAAAACACTTGTAAACGTCTTTATAGATATTATTGCTGTAACGTCAGCATTACCCTGAATACCGAACTTACTTAATATAACACTATCATTATTAACTGTTACTGCCATCACTATAGGTACGGGCGGTAAGAATCCGGCTAATGGTTGTTCACCATAGAAAAAGTCTTGTCCAGAAAGTGTATATGCATTAATATAATAGTTAACTATTTGCCCGTATTGTTTTATTTGTTCATCCCAATAGTTTTGATATAACTGGATTTGACTAGCATTATTAGCTACATCTAAATAGCGTATAGGGCCAATCGCGCATTCATAGCCTCCAGGTACGTTTGTACCTACTGGATATCCTGTACCCGGAGCAATATATGGACCGGTATCATAACAATACTGAGTTATTGACATAAAAATATTTACAAAAGTAATAGATTTAATTGCTAATATACTAAATAATATTATAATGAGCAAAATAAAGAACTTATCCGACTTAGGTGATCTATATAGCCAACTCAGTGAAGTTGCTGCTAAACAACCTATTATCGAGTCGGGCAATAAACAACCGGACATCCTTAATACAGATACGTCCATGTACCTTTCTGAATCTACAGAGGGTAAGATGGTAAAGCCAGGCAGCGCGCTTGGTGGTGGTCCTGGTGTTAAAGAAGAAGGTGGCTCACAAGTAACTCCTCCTTGGCCAAAGAGCGGTCCAAAAGCTGCTGGTGGTTTCAAGAAGGATGAAGCTAAAGATAAACAAGATGCAGTTGAAGAAACCGAAATGGAAAAAGAAGAAATGAAAGCTGCAGAAAAGAATGAAGAGAAAGAAAAAATAGAAGAGAACGTAGATTCTGCTTCTAAAACTCCTAAATATAATAAACAAACTTTTACTATGCCAAAATCAAAATTCCAAAAATTGTACGAGGACGCAATCAATGCTGGTCCTTTCCAAAATGTAAATGAAGAAGAAGAAGCAATGACTCCAGTAGAGCCAGCAGCTGATGCAGGCGCTGAAGAAATCGATGCTGAACCTGAAGTAGGCGGCGAAGAAGAGTGCTGCACTCATGAAGAAGCAATCGAGATGGTTGAAAAACTTCTACAGTTCCTCAAAAAGGACACAGCTTATGATAAAGCTCATGGTGATTTAGGCGACGAAGATCAAGCTTTCACACATGGTGGCGAAGAAGACGGTGAAGAATCCCCAATCGCTGAAGATGTTGAAGCAGAAGATATGGGACATACATTAGTTAATGCAAAGTCTGAAGAACTTAAAGACGGTCACAAGATTCATAAAGTTGGTTCCTTAAAACATAAAGGAAAAGCTTCATTTGAAGGCGGTCCTAAAGGTCAAGACGGTGCAGTAGCAAAAGCTCCTGAATCTTCACACCTTAAAGACGGTCACAAGCTTCACACAGCTGGCGACTTAAAGGTTGACAAAGGTCAGAGCAACGCTTTCGAGCAATAATATTTCTGGCATAGACACTTCAAAGCCCTTAGCAATAAGGGCTTTTTTTATGGGCTGTAGAAACGAGTGCCTATCATACCAGCAGCTGGACTACCATGAGGCAATCTCCAGCCCTGAGCAAACAAATCATCTAAATCACTATTACCAGTGCTCTTTGGATTAGAAAATATAACAGGGGTATGTGGTGTAATATTGTTATTATCATCCTTACTACCCGGACGTCTATACATTTCAGATGGTTTTGGGAAGCTTACTACAAATGGGTCCCAGTTATTAGGTAACATCTTTAACGGTTTACCATTAGCATCTTGCTGGGTTACTTCATAAAACTGTTCGACTACTTTAGGTTCTAGTATAAACATTGCCCATATAAGAGCTTCTACCCTATCATCTAGGTACTTGTCTGATTGTTTCTTCCATACGCCGTTATCTTGACGTATATATGTTTTGAACTCCTCTATAGTTGGTTTGTCATATATTTTAAGGCATCTTAACACGTTCATCCAGTATCTAAAGTTAGACATGGAGTTAAACTTACTATTAGTATGAGCATACACACCTAAACGGTTATCCTTCTCTACTTTTTCAGTGAATGTACCCATACTTGGAGTGTACTTTACTATATTAGGATACTGATGGGTATTAACTAAAGCATCTATAACTGATGCACCGCAGTTATTACGTTCTATTAGTAATGGAGGATTACCCCATTGACCGGCTATTTCAAATAACTTCCCAGCAAAGTTAAAAGGGTCTAGTTTATTATTAGCGTACGTAGCGACTTGTTCTATGTTAGTTAAATCTGTTACATCCACTATTTGTATAACTGAGTTAGCTCTACCAATACCCTCTCCGACGTCAACCCCTATACTATAGAAATGTCCATCAATATGATCCTTGTATATTTTAAATGTACCGTCATCATCTACAAGAATAGGTTCGGGTGCATTGGTTATTAGCTCATCTAGCTGATCCTTATCAAATAAGTTTTCACCAGCCGCTCTAAACTCATTACCATACTCTTGGTTAAAAGCCTCCACTGAACCTAATGCTCTAGCAGTCATTTCTTTCCATGCTTCATCTCTACCAGGCACCTCCCACCAGTCTACTCTCTCACTGTGCCAACCGTTTTTTCCAGCTACAGCATCTGTGTATGTATTAAAAAATAAGTTGCCCACACCATTAGGTGTTGATAGCATAAATATTTTTGACTTTTTAGAAGACGAAATAACCGGAAATACTGATTCCCAGAAATCGTCCATAAACTCAGGCGGAATAAATGCAGCTTCGTCAATGAGTAAACAGTTAATGGACTCACCTCTGGCAGCATCAGACGTTGTAGTGCTAATACCAATAGAGCTACCATTAGCTAGTACTAAACCTGTTTTAGCGTACTCTATTACACCAGGCTTCATATAGTTGGGTAACATTTCATATGCTAACCTAATACGTTTAAAAATGTTAATAGCTGTTGTTTCTTTATTTGCAATTAACAGTACTCGAAAGTCATCATGAAAGCAAACCATCCACAATGCAAATATAGTTAAGATAGTCGTTTTACCGATCTGTCTAGAAGCCAATACAACGTTAAATCTGTTTTCTACCAGTGCTTTTAATATGCGCTTTTGATAGGGATAAAGCTTAATCGGTTGCTTGCCTTCGTCTAGATTAACAATGTAAAAGAAACGAGCAAAATGTAATATAGACTTGCGTGCACGCTCTAAGTCTTCCACCATTTCTGGTGTCCATTCAAAGTTGGTTTCCGGAACAGGTAAGTTCTTATTACCTAAGTAAAATGATACCTGATCTTTTTTAGCTTTTGCCATTACACATACTTACTATGGATATTTCAAAATATACGTATAAGTCTATATGATGAATAGTTTAACTCTTACTGACAACAAGTTTAATGCGGATAACTACTGGACAAAATCTTTAAGAGCGTTTGTAGAGTTTCCTACAGCGGGTGGGCAGGTGGTTTACCCCGGTCCTGAGCTTTTAGAGTTATTTGATCAAGAAGGATATGTTATGACTGATTTAGAAGTTTCTTATGCAGAAGAAGCTAAAGTAACGTTGGATGAACACTATAGAACGCAAAACTGTATTAGAAGACCTTGGTTTAAACAAGAGGAACTAGTGTATGAAGGTGCTAACCTTAATCATAGCTTGTTGTTTGAGAGAAGAGGGTTTTCTGGTGCTGCTTTAGAGCAACTATTACCTTGGGCTCAATGGAACTCTCAAATATATAAACTTATTAAGTTAAAACCAAAATGGGGTGTAGACTTTTCTGTAGACTATACAGATAAAGAAGGTAACTGTATAGAGGTTATACATTATGAACATGATGAGTTTGATTTCGATAAAATTAACGAAAGAAAAGCATTATTAGAACCTTTATTCTTAAACACAGACTGGAATGACTTTGCTAAGCAAATACTAAAACGAAAAGATGAATGGATTAACTTAGATTTATTTGCTCAAGGTGACTGGAAATGCGCTTATATAGGTATTCCAACAGATAGTCAAAAAATGATATCCTGGACGGATTAAAGTTTCAAATAGACTGGTATTATGTAAATATTTGCATACATGTTACCGGCTGCTAATAAACTAACTTTTGAATACCATGATAAGCTTAACCCAGAAATATGGGAGCATGGTAAGCTTAGACCTGAAGTAAAGGAAAAGCTATTAGAAGTTGCAGAAGCGTTTTTAGAGTTTATTGAAATAGATGTAGATGTTGAAGATATACTGTTTACAGGTTCTTTAGCTAACTACAACTACACACCTTATAGTGATATTGATCTACACATATTAACAGATTATAAGGA